CAGCCGGTACCCGACTATCGCGTAAACGCCGCCCGCCGAGAAAACGACCGTAATCACAAAGATTATGGCCTTGTAAAAATACCCGTTAAGTTTTCCCGCCATCTTTAATCTCCAGTCTGGCAATCCTTTCCAGGACCGACTGCCACTGCTCTTTGGTAATATAGGCCGGCTGTTTTTCGGCTGGAATTTTATGCGGTGTCGGATTGTCCGCCTCGATCTCTTCGGTAGTCTTATCCACAACCTTGCTGTCAACTATCTTCTGAGTTGCATCGTTGGCTGTGCCCTCCATTATAAATTCGCCTTCTTTTGCCTGTAAATTTGCAAGGCCCGGAGGGCATTCGACGTTCCGGAGGATAACGCCGTCCTCGTTGTAAATAATGTAATTCATTTTTTACTTTTTTGTCTCCATCGCATACAAAAAACGCTGCGCTCCCGTCCCGAAATCTGATGCCAAGTTTAATTTGTATGTATATGTTCCCGCCGATGGCGTTTCTTTATAACATACGGTGGTTAAAGTGTAGCCTGTCGTGCCTTCGCCCCAGCAAAAGACGTAAAGCGTCCCGGACGTATAAATTTCGTTAGTGTCCCTCTTTAGCGAAACAACGTAGTCCCTGTGCAAAACTTCGGCGGTCCCCGCGGCCTTAACCCTCACGGAGCCTATAATAACGACCGGACCCCCCGTGGTCGTAATGCTCACCGTCTGTATATCGCCCTTCTCCCATCCCGATTCCGTATAAGCCGATACGGGGAAAGTTATAGCGTTGTCCTTGACTTTGGCAGTTTCAACTGCCAGGTCTTTAATCTTTGCCGTTGTAATTGCCGCATCCTCGATGTCCGCCGTCCCGACTATAAGTGTCCCCGCCTGTATGACCGCGCCGTGTATGGTCCGTAGAGAATAGGCCGGATAGGCCGTCCCCTCGTCGTTTATGCACATCAGCCATCCCTCGGCGTCGAAAACGTCCTGCAGATTGTTGGTGTCCCTGAACATGGTCGTATATGCCGAATCCCAGTAAATGTACTTCTTGTCCGTCCCCCCGGCGGCTATGTCGTATGTGGTCCCCTTGTACGTCAATAGTCCCGCCGACCAGTCGATAATGTTAGCGGCCTCCGACGAGCTGGACGAAGATGAGCTTGACGATGACGAAGACGAGCTCGACGAGCTGCTCAGCGACGAGGACGAAGATGAGCTGCTCAGCGACGACGATGACGATGATGAGAGGCTGGAGCTTGACGATGAGCTGCTTAGTGACGATGACGATGAGCTCGACAGGCTGCTCGATGAAGATGAGCTCGACAGGCTGGACGATGATGATGAGCTCGACTCTGAGGATTCCGACGATGAGCTAAGCGAAGATGATGATGATGAGCTTGACTCCGAGGATTCCGACGATGAGCTGCTCGATGATGAGCTTAACGATGAGGATGAGGACGATGATGAAATACTGCCCTGCGACGATGAGGACAAAGACGAGGACGATGAGGACGATGATGATGATGAGCTTGAAGTTATATCTCCGTAGGCGTCGAAGATCGTAAAGGTGGCACCAAAAGATATATAGTTGAGCGCAAATTCGGTATCGACAATCTCGACCTTTATGTAACGGCCCTGCTTGTCGGTAGTATCGATCTCGACCCATTCATCCGTGTCCTGCCAGGTAGAAATGCCGGAAGCGACCGCCGCCCCCCAGTTGCCCTTATCGTTCGAGATGTATATATTAACATCGGTAGGGTCATAAATATCGTTTGATCTGCCCCTGACCTTGGTAATATTGTATTCATGGCCAAGGTCCAGTATTACCCAGTGAGTTTCGTTCGCTAAGTGAAGCCAGGAGTTATCACCATCGAGTGCTCCGGCAACCTCACCCCCTGTCTCTTCCCCGCAGAAGCTGTCCAAATGCGAGCTGTTTATTCCAATCCAGTCTGCCATGATTTTAGCTTGTGAATACTATTCCCGTCGTTATTGGCGCATCTATATTCGGCAGGCCCATTACCTCTTTCGGGTACTCGGCCCGCAGGTCCGCCAGCGTTATATTTCTCGTGGCGTCCGGCGCCGACGCCGGCGGCACGTATCCCGATATCGGAAGGACCGGCTGCTCCTCATCGCCGGCGTAAAGGCCGTCGTGGTACTCGCCTGCGATTATCGTATGGCTTAGCTCCTCCTTCTCGATTATCCCGATTATCCGGAACTGCTCTATCACCTCGGCCGTCGCCCCGAACCCGTAAACGTCCATCTTCGACGGGCGGTACGAGAACGTCCCGCTGATAGTCACCTCGGCCCCGTCCACAGATTCCACAGTATAGGCCTTGACCTTATTGGTCCCGCTAACCTTGTCGAACGTGGTAATGATGAGCGTATCGTCGCCCGAGGCCGTTACCGTCTTGTCGAGCACCGCCTTATTGTCGGCCGGGCTGTCAATGACCCTGCCGTCCTTGCGCCAGGGCTCCACCACGCTTATCACCTCGCCCTTTAGGCATACTATCGCGTCGATATCGGCCTCGAATGTCACTATCGACTTTATCAGCCTGTTCTTCGCCAGCTCCCAGTAGACGTCCCGCCATGCCTGCGACCTCTTTGTAATGCCGATCTTTCGCAGCGATACGGTCCTGCCGGTATTTATCTGGCTGTCGTACAGCACCACCGGCTCGTCCCTCGAGTAGTCCTGGTCGGCGTCCAGGAAGAACTCCTCGATGACCGCCGCCCGCTGGTCCCAGGGCAGGTAGTCCCTTCGGAACGTGCCCGGCTTGATATTGCCGGCGGTAAAGAGCTGGACCGGGTCCGCCGTCCATTTCTTATCGACGATTATCTTGTAATTAAGGCCGACCGGCACTATTTCGCAACGTGCCATCCGGCACACCTCGGACACCGCGTCCCACATATTTGTACCGGCGTCGAACAGCCCGTTGAACTCTATGCGTTTTTCCGTGCCCCCCTCGCCGTCCGGAACCATCTGGTCGAACCATTCGGCGGCCATGTAAAAATCGTTCAGGTACGGCGTCAGTCTCGCCGGGGCCAGGCCGTCGTACCGCTCGATGGCGTAGGGCGTCCCGTCGCCGTCGCCGCTGATGACCGGCAGCGTCAGCCAGTCCCATATCACCCAGGCCGGGTTCGTCGTGTATTTAATCTCCCAGCTCGTCCCGTTATATACGTTTACTACCAGCTCCTTCTGATAGCAGCTCACGTTCACGCTGCCCGAGATCCTGTCCGTCGCCAGGGCCGTTACGCCGAGCTGGCTCAGGCCCGGCCGGGTAAAGGCGACGTCTATCACCTCCCGGACCGCCGATATCTTCAGCTCGTCGAGGTACCTGGTCGTCTTGTCGCTGGAGGTCTTTGTCACCCTGATATCGTACCGCTTGCCGTAAGTAATAGTCACCGGCGAGCCGCCCGCGTATGTCCCGGAAGCCGTATATGTCTTCTTTTGAGGTGTCGAATTGCTATTGCTCAAGGTTGTCTCGACCAAGGTGGACCAGGATCCCAGCCCGGACTCCGATATCTCGACCTTTACGCCCATCGAGCTGCTCGAGTAGCCGCCGGAGTCGTTTAAATAAGCCAGCCGGTACTCTAACGTTATCTCGAGATCGTCGTAATCGTTGGCCGGCGTGGTCCACGTCTCGGCGCCGCCGGACAGAGTGACTTTACGCTGCGGCCTGTATTCCGGCTTGCATTTGTCCTGTATGGCCGTCTGGCTCATCGTACCCCGCCGCTCGGTGGTCGTTACGCCCGGGTAGCTGCCGACCGGCTGGTCGTTTATGCGGATCGAGCCGGCCACTATCCCCTCGACCGGCCCCTCGCTCAGGCCCAGCACCATATTGAGCGTCTCGCTCTCGCCGGATGCCGTCGTGTACGGTGATACGAGATTGCCGGTATGCTTTACCTGTCCGTAGCCGCGGGGCCTGACCGTCCCCTGCTTTTGGACCGTATGCGGATTGAAGCTGAAGGACTGCGACTGGTTAAGACCATCTAATTTCGGCGTCTTCGGTTTCGGGCCCAGCATGCTCAGCAGATAGCCGCCGCCGATGGCGACCGCTACATTCAAACCAATAGTCCATAAGGCCGCTCCTATTGTCTCAGTTGCAGTCATGGCCATCACGAGCGCACCTATACCTTCTACTAATCCAAATCGCAGGGCGGGAACCATAATTATCTCATCGCCCGGCCTGCATCTATAGTCCTTCTGTTCGATTTCGCTTAATGAATTTTGATTGACCCGGATAAGCAGGTCATCGTTATTGGGCATGTACTTTTTGGCCAAGGTCTTTAATCGTTGGCGATGATATGGGATACGATGTATCTCTCGCCGGGCGTTATCGACCGGGTGATGAACAGCTATCAGCTTGATGGCCTTCGACTTATCCATAGCGGTAAAATCCCTCGAAGAATATCTCCCAGTGTTTGTTTTTTATTGAGGTAGTGCAGACCGCTGTTTTTTCGGTAATGTGAACGAATCTCTCGCAGCCCGGCAGCACGTGACCGATGTGCCATTTTTCCTTACCCTCTTCATTCCATATCCGTAATATAATTGCGCACCAGTCCTCCGGCTCTTCAATTCTTTTAAAATGCAGCTCTTTCACCGTCTCGAATAATTCATATTTTTCTTCCTCGTTTTGAGGCGTATCGTAGGCCGGCAGGTACCGGCCCAGCCGCCTGGCAATCTCCATAAATAATCCCGAGCAGTCGTAGAAATTCGGGCCCCGCCCGTTCTCGGCGTAGGGCTTGTCCATCAGGTCCGAGATATCTATCTTTTTCTCATCTTCCATTTTCTCACCATGCGAATTTCACCGTCTTATTGCGAAGCCCCGGCTCGCCCCCGAACCGGGTCTGGTTGCCGTACTGGCGGCACTGCTTTAGCGTCCCGTTGCATATAATCTCGGCACCCGCGTAGCCGCACTCGGTCTTTTTGAAGTCCGCAACGACGCAGCAGTAGTCGGCGAAGTATTTATGCCTGGGCACCCTCTGTATCAGCGGGTTCGGCGCCCCTAATTGAAATACTATCCACTGCTCCGACGGCGATGAGGCAAGGACCATGAATTCCATCGCCTTGCCGGACATGTCAACGTCAAGGTGCAGGGAGTTGACCGGCGTTGTCACTACCGTCGAGCCAATGGCCCCGCTGTAGGCCCTGACGTATGGCAGCATGTAATTGACTATATCGATATTGGTTACCTTCAGCTCCCTGGTCGGCAGCTCGCCCGTCTCGGTATATCGCCACGGGCCTAATGTAAAGCTGCACCTGGTATATGTATTGCCGCCGTATGGGATGTTCTCGGTATTATTGACCAGCCTCAGGGTCTCTTCGACGCCCGTTATCGTAACGTCCAGCAGCCACAGCCAGGCCGATTTAGTCTCGAGCTTCCTGCTCTCCTCAACAATTTCCGACGGCAGATCGGCCGGCATAAAAAAATCCTTTCTACTTAAGCCCCCGCGCTCGAGCTCGAAGAGCTTGACGATGATGACGATGAGCTGCTCGACGACGATGAGGACGAAGATGAGCTGCTCGACGACGATGAGCTTGACGATGACGACATTGACGACTCCGCCGATTCGGAGCTGTCCACCTGCTCGAGAACGAATTTCGTCCGCCAGCGCGTAGGGTCTTTCGGCTCCGGCTCGAAGTCCAGCGGCAGGCAGCCCTCGCCGAAGCAGACGAAATAAGTCTTTTTGTCCCTGCGGCTGTACCACCAGAACTTGTCCGCCCCGTAATTGGCATCCTCCTGCAGCGTCTCGAGATTGCCCTTGTCCGTATCGGTAAGCACCCTGCCGGTGCATAGCCACTTTTTCGGAACCCAGGTAGCCCGCGAGCGTTTGACGTTATATCCGGCGACGAAGCCGCTGCGATACGTCGGGTCGAACGCCCTCGTATCGTGGTAATTTTCGAAAGTAATTCTGCCCTCGAGGACCGGGAACCTATTCCACATTATTGTTTATTACCTCTAACATTACCTGCTTCGCCTGGCCGCCGCGTACCACGTTGGACGCCCAGACGTCGATTATCCGCTTATCCTCCTCCATCCGCTGGCTGTAGCCGTCTATCCCCATCGGCTGGCCCAGGTAATTCAGGTTGATAACCACGCTGCCGCCTCCTAATAATCCCCCGCCCTTCAGCTCGCTCAGCGGCGTCACCAGCTCCGGCTCTCTTTCGGCAATAGCCGTTATCATCGGCCTTCTCGCCAGGCCCCCGTGCTGCATTCCGGGATAAGAATATACATATTGTCCAGCCGGCTGGACCGGTGCACTGGCAAGGGCCCCGCCTGTATTAAACAGCTTGGCCATTATGTCCTTTATCCCCCCGGTTATCGCCAGTCCCGCCGGCTGGAATATGAGGTTCTGCATGACCGACCGTGCGATGGACCTTATTACCTGCCGCATTATCTCGTCGAATTTTTTCGCTTCGAATATTGCGTCCTCGAACGCGTTCGTAAACGCGCTGCCGATATCGTCTGCAATCCGGGCGAGCTGCTGGGCCTTCTCGAGCTGCTTTAGCTTTAACGCATACTCCTCGGTTAGATGGTTCAGCGTCTGCTGGTCGGTAATGCCGGCCTTCTTTATGGCGTTCTCGAAATCGACCATCTTGGCCGCATGCCAGTGCGCCTCGCCTATCCGCCCGGTTATCGCTATCTCCCGCTCGAGCGCCGGCAGATACTTGTCCTGTATCTTGGCCGACTCCTTCCTTTGCCTTAACAGCTCCACCATCCTCTTGTAGTGGGCTTCCATTTCCGGTTTGTTTCTTTCCCAGGCCGCCATCTCCGCCGCTTTCTCCGCGGCCCTTGCGTTCGTCGGCCCGAGCGCCGGAGCCGGCGGCGGTTTTTCTTTAGGGAATATCAGGCCGGGCAGCGAATATTTCCGGTAGAAATCATAAACGGCCTTGTCCATCTTCTTGACCATGTCCACGCCCTCGGCCATATTGCCAATCCACCGGCTGACGCCCGTCTTATTACTCTCCATCCATTTCTTGGTCGCCGTCGCGTTTTTCTGCAGCGCTTCTAACAATGGCTCTCCGATGACCTCCAGGAAATCCGAATAGGTATTTTTGAGCTGCGATAATGACCCCTCGGCGTCCTGGGCCGCGGCCTCGGCCAGCTTTAACGAATCGGCCCCTATCCGAAGCAGCTCGTTAAACTTGTCCTGGTCGGGCAGGTTCTGGTCTATCACTATGCCGTAACGGGTAAGGAGCTGCGTCTGGCCCTGGGCGGCCCGGCCCACCAGCATCATCGCCGACGATAAATCTATCCGGAACCTTGCCGCCAGTCCTATCGCAGCGGTCGCCGCCTCTTTGAGCTTGTCCCTTGTCACCCCCAGGTTCGCCGCGTAGGCCATCTGGCTGATTATCTGCTCGTCGCCGTAGATAGTCAGCTTCTGCATCTCGGCGGCGTAAACCTTGAAACTGTTTATCGAGCCCTCGGTGGCGGCCATCAGCTCCCGTTCGGCCTTCTGCTGGGTCATCGCCGCCCCGATGACCGAATCGAACCCCCTCTTGAACGCATACAGCCCGCCGCCGGCCCCGGCTATGGCCAGCATCTGGCGGCCCATCCTCGCCAGCGACCGGTTAAATGATGATATCTGGGCATTGGCCCTATTACGGGCGATAAACTCTATTCCCACCTGTGTCGTCAGCGCCATTACCGTTGCCCCGCTATCATATCGAACATCCGGTCTATCTCCGCGTCCGTCTGCTCGTGACTGTCTTCGAAATCGAACATCTTTAAGACCTTATTAAATTTCTTCTTTCCCCCGAAGGCGTTGGCCACGGCCCATGCTATCACCGCCGCCCGGTAATCGCCCCGCTTCGGTCCCCAGGGGTCAAGCTGCTCTAATATCTCCTTCTGCGCCAGCTCGTACGCGCTCATCCGCTCGTCAAGCTCGGCCACCGTCCATCCCAGGCTCATCGCCAGCCGGTGCTTTAGCCTTTCTCTTCGCCCGGCGGGTCCTGTAAGTTTTTTACCAGCTCCTTTACCGCCTGCTTGCCTATCGCCGAGAGTCTTCGTGCGACCGCGAGCACCGGCTCCAGGTTCGCCGCCGGCACCATGAGCAGCCGGCCCATGTCCTCGCCGGCGAAGAGCCTCTTTCCGTGTCGGTCATGGACGGTCCGCATCAGCAGCTGCGCATCGGCGTGTGATATCTTCATCTGGCTGCTCTCGATATTCACCCGGAACGAATTTTGCTCCCACTCCTCCTTTTCCCCCAGTCCGAGCCCGTGCACCTTTACCCTGCCGATCCCCGGCACGTCCATCTCTTCGATGGGTACTTTGGCCTTGAAGAAGCCGTCCTTTGTGGCCCAGTCCATACGATCTCCTTTCTGTTTTTATTTACGGATATAAGGGTTTTGATTTTTTTCTCTTAAGCGCCCGCCGAGCTGCTCGAAGATGAGCTTGAGGACGAGCTTGACGATGACGATGACGATGGATAATAGACCTTGCCCGAGCACTTTATACCTATCGGCATCATCATATCATCGCCGTCCGGCACCGCCAAAGCCAGGCTCTTGAGATAGCCCTTGACGAATAAGATACTGGTGCCTTTGGCCATTCTGAACGTCTGGGTCACCCTGTCGTAAATGGCCGTCAAAATCGTCTCGCACAGCGTCGAGTCGTATTTAAGCTGGGCCGTTATTGTCCCCGGCTCTATCAGGCCCGGCTCGTACTCCTCGCTGTAATCGGCGCTGTCGAAGTCCGTAACTTTAATATCAGCCACATCGACTCCCGACCAGTCGATATTGGTAATCTTGCCGATCGCTCCCGTTACCGAGCCGGTTAATGTCGTTCCGTGTCCTATTGACATTTTTATCTCCTTAAAAATTATTTAGTCCGTCACCTGCGTATAGGGGTCGTAGTATTCGGTCGTATATTGAACGTCGATATTTACTGCTATTCCGGATATGGACGGCTCTGCGATAAATTTCTCCGGCGCCTTCGGCAGTATCCCCTCGGCCAGTCCGCCCAGATACCGCCAGGCCTCGCTGGTAAGCTGTTTTTCGATGTCCGCCCTAATCTTATTGAGCCTCGTATCTATGGCCTCGGTCGCCTTATCGGAGTCGATCACGATGGCCTGCAGCGTGAACGCCTGCCGCCAGGTAATAGTCTCGCCGGTCGTTAGGTGCAATGCCGCCGATTCCTGCTCGATGATCACGGTCCCGTCGTCGTTGATGTCACCCTCTAAGTGTATCCGCTTGGGCCGTACCGCCGTCAGGTCGTAGTTAAAGCCGGCGGCAACCGTTATCGCGTTTACCGCATCCTTTAATTTTTCCGCAATCTGCTCTATTATGGGCGTGCTCATAATTTATCTGCCTATAAGGCAGTCATGCCGGCAGTCTCCTCTTGAGTATCAGGTTGACCTGGTCGTTTATGTTCTTACTAAGGCGGGAAAGCGATTGTCTGTATATCCGGGCTGCCTCATCCTGTGCGCCGGTAAAGACCTGTGCCAGGGACGGTCCCCGCAGCTCCCGTATAGGCAGCCGTCCCGTTCCTTTCCGCATGAATACCCCGATGTGCCCGCTCTTCATAGTCGCTATAAAGGCGTGACTGATAAGGACCCGCTTACGCTCCTTTTTGTACGTCACTCCCCTGGCCGTCTGCCTGGCCTGCAGACTGATCAGCCCGAGCCTCTTACCGCTTATTCTTATCGCCGACCGCCAGTTGCTGTAGCTCGCCCTCTGCAGGACTATCCGCGACCTCACGTCCTTTATCCGCAGTCCAATCCTCTTTGCCAGGCTCCTCGAGGTCTCCGTCCTGGCCGAGGTGGCCGTCCTGTTAAGGGCCCGGCTCATGACCTTCGGCAGCGCCCGCGGTATCCCCTTAAGCTCCCTCTCTATCTGTTTCAGCTTGTGATCGTCGAACCTTATCTCTAACATCACATTACCTTCAGTCTCATCATTCCGGCGTCCTGGTCGATTATCTCCGTTATCCTTGCCGTCACCGGCCTTTTGCCCGCCCTTAAAGCCAGCTCCATTTTATCGCCGCCCGTATTTACCTCCGTCGATGCTATTCCGCCGTCGGCGCTGTTCTTTACGAGCACCTCGGCCTCTCCACTCCTGAATATCACCGCCTGCATCCGGCGGGCGGCCCCGGACGCCGGGAAGTAAGTCACGTACTCGGTGCCCGGCAGCAGGAAAAAGCTGCCGGCGCTTAATTCGAGCGTCATATCGAATGCGTCCTGGGTCATAATATAAATCCCAGAGGTGGGTCAGGCGTCAATCTTCATCAGGTGGCCGAAATAGGAGTCGAATATCCATTCAAATGAAAAGTCGCGCACGCGATAGATATCCGATTCGGTCTGCTCTTCCCGATACTCCTTGACCTGTCCCAGCCCGCCGTCAACCCCGTTCCATTCCACGTTCCTACCCAGCCCGGGCGTGGCCCGTCCGCCCGTATGCCTCTTGTAAATAAGGGCGTAATCGTCCGACCATATTTCAGAGCCGGAAAAATCCTGGCCCTCATCTGCGCTATCATAGCCCACCTTACCCACGATAAGGTTCTGAAGGCCGAATATGGCGCTCAGGGCCTGCTGAATCATCGCCAGCGTAATCAGATTGGCGCCCGGGAACTGGGCCCTTATTTGGGTATTAAGCAGCAGGTTCTCCAGGCTGGTCTGACCGATGAGCATGGTATCGGGCATTACACCGCAATTAAGACGCACCCTTGTCTTTGCCGCTATGACCTGGGCGATGATGGCTGTCGCGATATTGTCCCATGGGCTGCCCGAGTTGTCGGTAAAAAGGGCCGCCCCGGTAAAGGTGGTTGTATTGAACATGGCCGCCGCCACCCGGATTTCCCGCTCGATATACATCTTCCTTGTAGCCGATTGGACCGTCTCATATTCTGCATCGTAGTCCGTCTCGTAAGTCGCCCGGTCCTCATCGGTGAGCTGGCCCTCCAGACCGTGGTCCACGCAGGCATAACTCTTATCTTCCGATATCAGGGTCACCCGATTAAAGGCCGCCCCGTTTGCATGGTCGGCATTGGCCCGCTTTATATTTTCCCGGGTAATGACCCCCATAGTCGCCGCCTTTTTCCCTACGGTGACAGGCGGCAGGGCCAGATCGGCCACGAAACCTTCCACCGATGTATCGTATTCGTGAAATGCCACTCCCAGGTCCTCTCTGGGTGTGCCTCTGGTTCCTTGCTGAATCATTTATCTATCTCCTAAAAATTTCTTTTTCATTTACATGCCTCTAAGCACTCTTTTTCATTGCCCCGAAGCGAAAAAAAAATCGCTACAGTTTCTGGTATTCACCTTGGCCTTATTCGCCTGCCGAGCTGCTCGATGAGCTTGACGATGAAGATGACGACGATGAGCTTGACGAAGACGACGAAGAGCTCGATGAGCTGGATGAGCTGAATTGCGTATATCCAATATGAGGCAATACCTCAACTATTGAGCCGTTTCCACTGGCCTCATCCAGGTTGGTGCCTATGATTATCGTCCCGCTACCGGCAATCTTGCCGCCTGCGGACGCATATACCTTCTGACTAGCACTTATCGAGCCGGAAGCGGTTACTTTAAGTGAGCCGCCATGCTCCCAAAGCCTTACTGCTACTGTTTTGCCGTTTAGCACTTTCGCCTGATTAACACCACATCCGTACTCGGTAGAAGATGCCTTCATAATGGTCCTGCCGTGCGCCTCGACCCGCAGAAAAGCCTCTATATCCTCTCCCGCTGTAAATGTCATTGGCGAATCTGTTTGTTTAGCCATGATCTTTCTCCTAAATTAACTTCTATTCCCTGTTTCCTGAATTCTGTTTTCTCTATTACGATTACCGGAACAAACCCGCTTACGCCACTGCCGCGCGCTGCAGACCCAGTCCTGCTATATGGGCCTGGTACAGCTCCGGCTGCTCTCTGGCCACCCGCTTGTAAGCCTCTCCCAGCTTAATCTTTTCCGCCTTGGCCAGCTCTTTTGCAGCCGTAACGAAATTGACCCGGCCCTCGCTGTCGGTGTCCTCGGTCTCGACGGCCTTCGCCCCGGCCGTTACGGCCGCTGCATTCGCGGCGGTTGCGGCGGCGTCCGTCTTTTCCTTTAGCCTCGCTGAGAGCACGTCGCAGTAATCGGCCTTCGCCAGCCCGACGT